CGGCGCAAAAGAGGATCGCCAGCAGGTTGACCAGCATGTGGTCAGTGGGTAGTGTCAGCAGGTTCATTCTGTGCCCCTCCGAGGGTCGTGCGGATGCGGTTGATCGTCCCGGCGACCAGGGCCGGGACGATGAGTTGCGAACCTGAGCCCCCGAGCAAGGAGCCGAAGATCAGGTAGGCGCGGTGTGTGGTCCCGGCCCACTCCACAAAGACCGTGCCGAGCGCGGCCCCGAGCAACGTGGAGAGAGCGACGTAGGCGACGGCGCGGCGGCGCGTCATCATCTTGGCTTGGCCCAGCGCGAAGAGCGAGCCAACAAAGGCCCACAGCATTGCGTAATAGTCGACGCCGAAGAGCGCGAGCAGGACTTGCGAAGCAGCGGCCACAAAGGCGCCAGTGGTATCGTGATGCATGTGGGTCCTCCTTCTTGGAAATGCGTAGCCGAGGGCGCTCTCTTAACTTCGGTGAATGCCCTTCGGGTCGATGTTGTCGAGGTAGAGCCGGCGGAAGCGCTCCGACCACGTCGAGCGCCATCCAGCGACGCGACCGCTGTAGACGTTGTATTCCAGGCGCTGTGACAGCAGCCACTGACGCTGCGCGAAGCGATCTCGGAACCACGCCTTCAGCCGCACCCACCAGCCTGCATCAGCGGCCGGTGGCGCGAAGACCTTGGGGTTCGCTGTTCGCAGGAAGGGCGGTTGCAGTAGCCAGAGCGTCGCCATCACGTTCAGGAGCACATCGCATAGGTAGCCGAAGACCAGCAGCACCTTGCCGAGGCTCATCTGCGGGGTCGAGAGCGCCTCCGCGTCGCGCACCATCTCGAGTCGCATGAGGGCGGTGAACATCACCCAGCACTCGAAATGGAACTCCACCAGGGCGGCGGCGAGCATCAGGGCGGCGGCGAGGCCGTGGAAGACCCCTAGATGGGCGAAGAGATCGAAGAACAGCAGGGCAAAGAGAATCACAGGGGCACCTCCTCAAAGGCGGGGGCAACGCTTGCCGGAGCAGCCGCCTTCTGCTCTCGGAAGATGGTGAGGATCGTGTCGCGGAGCACCGTCTGCCCCTGGTCCACGGTGACCGCGAGCACCCGGGGGTCCACGGTGAAGTCGAGGAGCGTCTGCTGCGCCGCGCTGGCATCGGCCGCGGTCTGTGCGGCCGCCGAGGCGACAGCCGGATCGCTGGCCGTCTGTTGCTGGAGCATCGCGCGGAAGCCGATGCCGGTCAGTGCGTCGAGGATGTCCTTGCGGAGAAGACGCATCTCGGGGAAGACTGCGTTCCGGATGTCGTCGATGGTGACGATCTTGACCTTGATTCGGGGCAGGCCCGTCGTGGGGTCGCTCTCCAGATCCGCCCCGGAGCCGAGCATCTCGGCGTAGAGGACATCGCTCACCTCCACCACATCGGCCGGCATGCGGCAGTCGGGGTTGGGCACAGCGATCAGCGGCGCCTGGGCATCCGGGTTGCCCTCGGGATCGGGATTCACCCAGGCCGGGTCCGGCACGTCGATGGTGCGGGGACCGTAGAGGTCGGGGTCGTAGAAGCCCTTGGTGCTGTCGGAGAAGTACTTGGTCATGGTTTGATTGCTCCTCTTGTGCGCTTCAGCGACCGAAGGCGACGAAGTCGATGGTCATGCTGGCGAGCGTGCCGTTCACGTAGCAGTTGACGGGGCAGTTGGTGCTTGTGAAGGTGCCCGTGCTGCAAGTGGCCGAGGCCGTGGCACCCGCATTCGGCGACGCGATGACAGCGGAGGCGCTGCCATTCGGGAAGGCCGTGGGGAAGGTGATGGTGCCCGAGCCCCCACTGATGGCGACCGAGCCCCACTGCACGATGATCCCGCTCGGGAGCCGCTGGTAGGTATTGCCACCAGCCGGGGAGGCAAAGTTCGCGGCGTAGCGGTTCATGGCGGAGCCGCTCACCATCTTCCAGCCGCCGGCACCATCCGACACGTACTTCGCCGCGTCGAATTGGCCGATCACGTGCGAGGTGGCCGCATTGGGGGTCAGGAGGTCGGTGCCCTGGCGAAGCACCGAGACGTCGATGGAGGTCGAGTTGAGGTTATAGAGCGTGACCGCCTTTCCCTTGTTGCCCGCGTTGGAGACGGGAAGGGTCACGCTGGTAGAGCCTGAAATGCCAAAGACCTTGCCGAGGTCGGCGTCGGTCAGCGTCGTGTTCACGCTGATGGTGGCGTAGTCGCGGAAGCCCCCGGAGCTGGCGGCGCGCACGGCGGCCGAGATCATCGTGGAGAGCGCCGAGGCCAGCAGAGCGTCGCTGACATCGGTGCCCTGATTGTCCGCGAGGAACTGGCCCAAGCCCGCCGCCATGGCACTCGCCTGGAGGAGGGCCTTGTTCACAAGAGGCGCCCGGGCTACCCCCGGCTGGTTGCCGATGCCCCGGTGGGCGTCGGCGTTGTAGTCGGCCTGAGTGAGCACGTAGGCTCCGCCGGCCTGCGCGAAGGGCAGGATGTTGTTGGCACTCATGTAATGCTCCAGTGAAAAGGAAAGGGCCCGCCGATGAGAGCGGGCCCTTAAAGAGGGGAGGGGTCAGCGAGCGCTTAGACCCAGACAGCGATTCCGGTCCAGCCCTGGAACTTCAGGAGGTTCAGGTCCCAGGAGAAGAGGGGCCGCGTCGCGCTGGCGGCAATGTAGTTGATGCGAACCCCCGCCGGCTTCAGCGGGAAGGCACCGCTTAGCAACAGGTTCTTCTGCACCGCGTTGAGAATGCTGTCGTCGTAGACGAGGGACAGGCTCATGTCGCCGTTATCGAGGAGGAGGATCGCGCCTGCCCCGAAGACGTATTCCCAGAAGCTGTACATCGTCTCGACCGTGCCGTCCCATTGGTTGGCCGCGATCTTCGCGCGGATGACCGTGCGGTAGGTCACATCATCCAGGCTCGCCACACCAGTACTCGGGTCGAGGGGGCCCTGCCAGTAGCCCTGACCCCAGCCCAGCGTGGCGTCGCCGTCCCAGGTGAAGTACACCCCCGAGATGGGCACGCTCACGTTGCGCTTGATCCCGACCCAGAGTCCGATCTGATCGAGCTGCACACCGACCGCCTGATCGAGGTCGAAGTGCACGCTCGGCATATCGAGCTGGAGGTTGACGTCTGCGGCGAGGCCATCGGTGATAGCTTTGATGACCGCAGCGAATAGAGGCCTGTCGCGGTGCTCGCTGGTGACAAGGCCCAGGTAGTCGTCGCTGGTCGCCATCGTCAGGTCACCAGGAGGGTGATGTCCGCGACATCACAGGTCGCGATCTCATTAAAGGCGGGGAAGAGGTCCGCCGCCGCGAGGCCGCCCCCGAAGAAGGCGATGGTCAGGCTGTCGACCTCGAACGTCTCGGAGCCCGGGCCGAAGTAGAGCTGAGCGGGCACATAGAGCCGGCCGAAGTCGACCTTCTTCCCGATGCCTAGCGCGTTGATGTAGGCGGCAAGGGCAGCCTTCACCGAATCGCCGACAGTCGATACGTAGTTCGCCAGGGCCTTCAGCGTGAGCGAAAGGACCACCCGGCGCTGCGTCGCCACGAAGAAGTTGATGGTGGTCGGCACGCCGCCCGGATCGGTGAGGATGACGCTGGTCGTCCCGTAGGTGCCCGTGCCCGGAGTCTTCTTCAGCATCATCGCGTTGGCAATGTCGCCCGAGGCTCCGCCGAGGCAGACAATCGAGATGCTGTGCGCGGGGATGCCGTTGGTGTCGGTGGCGTTGGTGTCGTTCTCATAGCCCCGCACCTGGGAGACGCCAGAGACCGCAGCCACTGCCCCCACGATGCCATCCAGCACGGTGCGCGAGGGCAGGGCCACGCTGATGGTCTGGCGCTGGCGGAGTTTGGCGTCGGTCTCCACTGGCTGCCCTGGCGCCGCCGCGCTCGGGTTGGTCACCGTCTGCCAGCCGAGGGTCGGCGTGGCGATGTTGGTGATGGTGCCCGCCGCCGCCTCGATGTCGCCCTCCAGCTCCGCGGTCGCCGTCACAGCCGCCGTGCCCAGGGCTCCGATGATGACGCTTGCCGGGAGGAGCCAGCGCTGGCCCTGGTTGTCGGTGGCGACCCCGTTGGAGATCACAGTACCGACCGTGCCGGCGAGCGTCAGGTTCACTTGCGAATGCGTGGCGACAGCCCGCGCAATGCCGTTGATCTTGACCGCGGTGCTCAGCCCCGCCCCTTGCGCGGTCGCGGGACTGTAGCCGTTATACGCGGCCACACACGCCGCGTTCGAGTCGTCCTGCGCCTTGGCGATGATGGCGAGGAGTTGGCCGTCCTGGCTGTCGGGGTCGATGTAGGCGTCGGTGCCGTAGATCGCCTTGAACTGCGCCTGAAAGGTCTCGTAGATGTCGGAATACGGTGGCCTGCTGATGCCGTTCGGGCCGATGGTGCAGGCCACGGTTGCAAGGATCGTCACAGAACCTCCGCGATCGTGGTGGGGCCGTAGATGGTGTCGACGGTGGCGCTGACCCGGAAGGCGCGGCCATCCATGACGGAGGAGTAGTTGGTGAGGCGGAGGACACCCTGCGTGCCGAGGATGCGCTGCTGCACCTCATAGTCGCGGGTGGCCTGGGTGCCGTAGCCCAGGATGTTTTCCATGTTGAGCCCCTCGCGCGTGTCGAGGAACCACTCGCCCGCCAGCAGGCGCATCCGGGTTCGGATCGCCTGGGCGACCGTCTCCGGGGTATTCGCCAGGAAGGTGGAGCCCGCGCCGAACATGTAGTCGTCGGCGTCGGTCATCTTGCGGTATCTCATGCCACGCCTCCCGAAGTTGCGCCACCAGCGACGACGCCTGTGTGCGCGTGCGACAGGTAGGCGGCGCCGTTGATGAAGAGAGTACCGTTGAGGTCGATGCGCCCGGCGCTCGCCTTTATCTCCGCCCCAGCGGCAACCAGCCGCGAGGTGCCGGCCTGGGAGTCGACGCCCGCGAAGACCGTGCCATCCTTGGAGGTGAGCCGGGCCTCGGTGCCATGCACATCGGGGAGCCCCGTAAACTTCGGCTGCGACATTGCCGCTGGCAAGCAGAAGCCGTCGCTCAGGTGATGCATGCGGAACTCCGCCTGCACCTGCTGACCCCCGCTCTGCCACCACGCATCAATGCAGCGGTCGGCGAAGAGCACCAGCACCTCGTCTCCTTCCGCCAGGGGGAAGGTCACGAAGTACTCGCTACTGCCCGCGAAGACGACAGGGCAGTCGAGGAGGAGGGGCAGATCGACCCACGACTTGCTCCCGTCCTCTTGCTGCACCTGCGCCTTGAGCGCTGGCTGCACGACCGCTGTCCGCTTCGCGGCGTCGAAGCTCTGGATAATGCCGGGCATCGCTACGCGGATCTCCGACGAGAAAAGCTCCTGCATGGCGAGGAGTCCCGCCAGGAGGTCGCCACTGCGTTCGCGCCTGTCTGCCATTTGTTCTATCTCCAGTTGAGGCCGGTCACCTTCAGCGTGACCGGGTCCACAGCCAGCAGGATCAGGTCCATCCACCAGGGCGCTCCGCGCGTGTCCCCCTTGACCTCCGCTACGTAGACTCGGTAGAGGCCATCGGCGCTCACATCGGCGAATTGCTGGAGGCCGGCGTAGCGGTTGTAGGGGAGCTGGGCGCCGGGGATGGTGAAGTCGGCTTGCTGGAAGGTTTCGTTGATGCTCTTGTTGTCGATCTTGACCAGGGTCCCCGGAGCTATGCGGGGGTTGATGAGGCACCGCGCCCGCACCCCGTCTTGAGTCTGCTCGGCGCGGCCGATGAGCCCGGTCTGCGAGGTGAGCACGATGGCCTCCCCAGGGAGATAGCCGTCGAGGGGCGTGACATTCACCTGCCCGTTCTGAATGCTCCAGGTCGCGCCGACGTTTTGCACCTCCGCCCGCAAATTCGCGCGGGCGAGGCCGAAGAGCACTTTCCCCCGGGGGAGGATGCCCCCGGTCTGTGGCATCGTGAGCGCGCCCTTCGCCACGCCCTGCGGCGCCATGGCCTCGATCAGCGCGGCGACGCGCTGGGCGGGCGTCGAGCCCGCGCTGATGCTCTTGTTGATGAAGCCCCAGTTGTAGGCGCGGTCGCCGTCGCAGCCGAGGATGTCGAGGTAGGTCGTGACGCTGTCTTCCTTGCCGACCCGGAACTGCTTGATCGTGCCGTCGAAGATGACGCCGTAGCCCGCGTTCTCGTAGCCCGCCTGGAGCACCACTCGGCTCGACTCCCCCTGGATGCGGGCCATGGTTTCGGCGCTCAGGTTGTAGACCCGGATCTGCGCGTTGTTGGGGCTCTCCTCGTCCTCCTGCCGCACCTCAAACTGGATGCGGAGCTCGGAGAGGTCGAGGCCCTCGGAGCCGGGGTCGTTGTTGGCGCTCTGGAGCACCAGCAGATTGCACTTGCGGATGTACTGCTCATTGGCTGCCATCGCCGCTCACTCCACGATGAAATAGAGGTGCCCGGTCTGTCCCAGGTTATCGAAGGTCGGCACGGCATCCAGGTCGTAGTCGGTCTGGACGATGAGCGAGCCCCCGATGTTCAGGTGCTTGTGCTGGGCGAGGAGGTCGATGCCTGTGATGATGGGCACCCCCTGGAGGAGCGGCGTGGAGCCGGTGAAGATGTCCAGGCACCAGCAGGTGGAGAGGCCGTTCCAGTAGAAACGCAGGATGCGCTCGACGCCCGCCAGCTTGATGTTGAAGCGCTGGGGCTCCGGACTCAGCGGGATCTCGTAAGAGGTCATGGCAACGCTCCTTGCGAGATGAGCTTCAGCGGGTCAGGAGTGAGCGCCTGCACCGCGGAATCAAGGTTCATCTTGGCGCCATCGGAGAGTTGCTTCATGCCCTTCTCCACAGGCGCTAGCGTGCTCTGCGGCACGCTCTGCGCATCCTTCGGCGCCGAGATGGTCACGACCTGCACGGTCGCGATGATGACCTCCCGCATGTGCGCGGTCACCCGCAAGATGTTCGCGCTCTCCTTGTCGGTCTCCGTCTGGAGGCTCTTGAGGAGCATGTTCTTGTAGGCGCGCTTCGCTGTGAGCACATCGAAGGGCACCCGGCTCCGCTGGAGGGCGAGGAGCTTTTGGTAAATGTCGCGGACCTGGTTGACGCCATTGCCGCCCAGGATCGTCGAGAGGCCCGCCACCGTGCCCGTAGCGGCGCCCAGGAGGCCGCTGATGAGGCCGGCGTTCTGGGGGCTGTTACTCCAGGCGCACTCCACCACCAGCTCGCACGGCCGCATGAAGGCGTGGTCGGTGATCTTCGACCCCTGCTCCACCGGGTGGTCGGTCACCTCCATCTCGTCGACGTGCTTCTCGCTGATGGTCACGTGTGCGGTGAAGTCGCCGATCTGGTGCTTCGGCTTCACCAGGATCGCCTCGACCCCAAGCTGCACCGCCGCGGTAATGATGCCGAGGGCCTGGGCCATGGCTTTACCTCACTTTCGGGGACATGTTGCGCACGATGTCGGCATTGACCGTGCGCTGACTGGCGACCACCCGATCCGCCGCCTCGTGCGGGTCGGTGACGCCGATGATCTGGATGGTGGGATTGGCCTGCACCATCACCGAGCCCGCCACCGCATCCATGTAGTCGCGAGTCTCCTTGGGCGCGTTGCCGAGGCCATAGCGGGCGAGATTGCCGTCGCCCCAGTTGTAGGCGGCGGCCGCCATGCGGATGTTGCCGCCGTAGCGGCGGAGGAGATCGCTCCACTTCCGCGCCGCCGCGTCGCCGCTCTCCATGAAGTCGTCGGGGTCCTTGAGCCCGTATTCCTTTGCGGTGCCCGGCATGAAGCCGAAGTGTCCCATGGCGCCCGCAGGGCTCCGCATGAAGCGCGGGTCGCCGAAGTGGCTTTCCCGGCCCCACACGCGTTTAAGAAGGCCCCTGGGGAGCCCATGCTTGCGCTCCAGGCCCTCCAGATATGCATCAGGGTCGAAGCCCGGCTGGTCGACGCCTCCAGGCGAGAGGTCGCCGGCATCGCTGGCCGCCCCACGCAGCCGCAACTGGAGAAGCCGGATGCGCTCGGCCTCCGACATATTCGGGTGCTTGTCCTGGAAGTCGCTGTTGTCGGTAGCCGCGTCGACAGCATCGGCATCGGTGGCAACCCGGCTCTTCATGTCGGCGGCCACGGGCAAGCCGAGGCGGTCCCGGGCATCCCTGGAGAGCCGCACGCCGCCCCCGCTGGCGCGGCCCGTGATGCCCTCCAGGAGGCGCGTCTTGAGGTCCTCGCGGCCGCCCACTGTGCGCGCGTCGCGGGCGATGCTGGCCCAGGAGATCATCAGTTCGTTGGTGCGGCCGACCAGCGCCTCCACATAGGGGAGGGCGGTTTCGCCCAAGGCCATACCGAATAGCTTGGCGCGCTCGGTGACCTCGCGCCAGAGCTGC